GCCGCGGGCGGCGTCGCGCTCCTGGCGCGCGGTGTCGCGCTCACCGGTGACGGCGCGCAGCTGCTGGCGCACCTGTTCGGTTTCCGCCTTCGCGGCGCCGATGCGGTGCTGCTGGAACGCTGCGCCGAAACCGATCGCGGCGAGCGCCAGCAGGATGAGCAGCAGGGCGATCGAGCGCGCGGACATCAGCGCGTCCCCAGCACGGAAAGCGCGTGACGCGTGCGCGCAATGCGCTCGCTCAGGCCTTCGGGCGTGCGCTTCGTGGTCGCCGAGCCCAGATTGATCTTGCGGCTCACCATCAGCACGTCGCCCAGGTCGGCGATCGCGTTCAGGCCGTTGTCCTTCCAGTACGCCGCGGCCGCAAGTGCGCCGATGTCGACGTCGAGCAGCAGATCCGGCTGCTCCTCCAGCGGAGCCCCGATCATTTCGCCGGCGCGTCGGTAGTTGTTGCGGAACGTCGTCTGGATGGGGCCACGGCCGCGATAGCGCCAGCCGTCGCCGCTGGCCACGTCGCCGTTGCCGTTGCGGTTCGCGTACACGAAGTTCGCCAGGGCTTCGGGCTGGCCGAGGTAGCGCTTGGCGTTCGCCATCTCTTCGGGATCGATGCGGCGATTCTTGTCCAGGTCGAATTTACGGAACACGCCGACCACGCGCGTGGGCGTGGTGTAGCGCAGGTTTTCCTCGGTGCGCGACAGGCTCAGGCTCTCGTGTCCCAGCTGGCCGAGGAAGTGCGCCACGCGCCGCGGTGTGGTGATGCCGAAGCGTTGCATGGCCGTGGTCAGGGCAGGGCGCCAGCGCTTCGCACGTGCGGCGGGGCAGCGCATCACCTGCGCCAGCTGATCGTCGTTGATCATCAGTCGACCCTCAGAATGCGCGCCACGTTGCCGCGAGCGCGGTAGGTGAGCACGGCGAGCACGGCCAGCACGCCGAGCTGCCAGGGGCTGGTGTGCGCCGCGGCGCCGACCAGGAGGATGTGCAAGGCCTGGCCGCCGGTGCAGACGATCAACAGCCAGGCGCACAGGCCGACGCCGATGCGGTGCGTGGTGTCGGGCCCGCGACGGTAGGAAAGGAGGCGGACGCAAATCGCGATGCACGCGATCAGGGTCAGCGTGGTGACGGCGCTATGCACTCGGCGGCCCTCCGCGACGCAGCCAGCTGAAGTCGAAGTTGCGGCTCTTCTCGATCGCCGCGAGCGTGATCGTGATGCCCACCGCGGATGCGCCGAACGCGGCAACGCCGGTGGAAAGCAGGGGCAGGCTGCGCGCGATGTCAGGCGCGGCGAGGTAGCCGGCGATGACGCTGATCAGCAGGTACACCAGGCGTTGCCAGATCGGCAGCGACTTGGCCGACACCACGAACAGCGTGGCGCCGGCGAACGCGCCGATCAGCGCGTTGCCGTCGACGCCAGGCAGCAGCGCCGCGAAGCCGACGCCGGCGGCGAGCGGTGCGCCGGAAAGGGAAGTCGGTTCGGCCATGGCGTCAGTCCCAGAGCTGGACCAGCGGCCGTTCGGGGGCCGTGGCGGTGGTGGTGATTTCGGGAAGCTCCACGGCGGTGCCGTGCGGCAGCACCGGACCGTGCGCGCACAGGCCCGAGTTCAACTCCAGCGCCTGCTCGACCAGGCCGGCGGTGCGGCCCAGGTGGCGCCACACGAGCGCGTCGAGCGTGTCGCCCTGGTGCGCGTATACGCGCATCAGATCAGCTCCACCGTCATGCGCGGGGTGCCGAGGAAGTCGCGGATGGCCCAACGCACGTCGCGGCGCAGTTCGTCGATGCTGGGTGTCAGATCGTCCGCACGCTGGTTGCCGGCGGCGGTCGTGTCGTAGGAGCGGTAACGCTCCGCAACTTCGGCCGCGGTCGCACACGCGACGATGCGCAAGTACAGCTGCACTAGGCGCGATTTGCCGTCGACTTGCGCCGCCGGTACGTCCTCCAGCTTCGCGTGTCCTGCCGCTCGCTGCTGTGCCATCCACATGGCCAGCTCGCCGTTGGCCGCGAGGATGGCGGCGATGATCGCCGCGCGCAGCCGCGGCTCGGCCACCGCGCCATCGAGGCGGATGCGTGCGCGCAGTTCGGCCGGATCGATCGCCGGCCAGAAGCCGTCGTTGCTGATCTCCGCTTCGGTGCCCGCGGTGCCGTTGGCGATGAATCCGCTCATGGTTGCCCTGTGGTCGCCGGTGGTCGGGGCGTCACCGCACGGAGAGAGCTCGTGCGGATCGGCCCCGAGCCGGCGGGGTTGCGTGGGGACGCTCGGTTAGCTGCTGGCGCCGTCGCCGGCGTTGGCCGGTGGCGTAGCAACGTGTTTCTTCAGCAGGCGCTCGGCGCGCTCCAGATCCTTCTTGGCGCCGCACGCGCTGTGCAGACCGATGGCCCGCTTCAGGTGATCGACGGCCGCCTGCAGCTCGGCCGCAGGCGGCAGCACGTCGTCCGCGTACGCGAGCAGCACGGCGCGGCCCGACGCCAGGTGCAGCTTGGCGCGCACTTCGTCGGGCATGTCCTGCGCGGCGGTGAGCGCGGCGGCGCGATCGAGCACGGCGATGTCGAACGGCTCGCCGACGCGTTGCGCCTTCAGCGCCGCCTCGGCGATTTCCTCGGCCACCAGGCAGCCGGTGGTGCGCGCGAAGCGGTCGGGCATCGCCATGTTGTGCGTCAGCACGTAGTCGGCGATCGCCAATCCTTCGCGGAAGGCGCCCACGTCGAAACACCAGACCATGAGCGTGGTGACGACTTCGTCCGTGGCCCCGTTGCCGCTTTCCAGCACGCCTTCCAGATAGCTGCCATACGCGGGCAGCATCTGGCGCTTCAGCTCGGCCTTGCCCTGGTCCGATTGGACCTGCTTCAAGCGCAGACGATCGTGCTGCAGCATCGCCATGTGCTGCTCGTACGCGGTGGCGCCGGCCATCAGCTGGCCAGGCGCCTTGCCGGCGGCCTCCTGGGCCGCCAGCGTGCGTTGGTAGTGCCGTTTCGCGGGGCTGTTCGCCATGGCTTACGGCGCCTCCTGGATCTCGACGTTCTCGATCAGGCAGCCGAAGCCGAAGTCCTCGACCACGTACGCGTCGTTGGACGACTCGTAGTTCGCGATCTGGTTGGACTCGGGCTCTTCCTTGATGTAGCGGCGACGGCCGCCCAGCTGCCAGTAAACCGACAGGTTCTTCAGCGAGGTGATGAGGATCGCGCCGTCCGGGATGTACGGCACCTCGGCAAGCGGCAGGCCGCCGGCACGCTTCTGCGACAGGATGATGTCGGTGGCCAGCTTCTCGGTCGCCGGCTGGTCCTTGTTCACCAGCGGGAAATACTTGTCGTGCACCAGCTCGCGGCCGAGCACCACGACCAGCGACGGATCCTTGCGGAACCACGGGTCGATGAGCGAGCTGACGGCGTCGTAGATCAGCGCGTCGATGTTCTTGTAGTCGCCGGTCGGTCCGATTACGACCTTGCCGGCCGTCGCACCTTCGTGCATGACGCGCGCCGGGGCGTGCTCGCGGTACTGCTGCAGCCAACCCTTGTTCACGTCCTGCAGCAGCGGGTTGGTTGCGCGGTTGGTCGTCGCGGCCACGCTGGTGCCGTTGAAGCCGATCATCAGGCGATCGAGCGCCTGGCGCTGCACGATGGCGTTGCGCAGGCGCGCCTGGAAGTCGGGGAAGCGCGACCAGGCATCGAGCAGCGCATACGGGATCGCGGTGTCGAAGTCGGTCTTCGCGCACTCGTAGTCGTTGTTCGACAGGCCGGCGACGTTGCGCGGCTGGCGCTTGGCACCGCCGCTGGTGTCGGTGCGGCCGGCGATCGTGCCGCTGACGCCCAGGCCAACCTTCTGGCCCTTGAGTTCGTCGACGCCGATCACGTTGATCTGGCCGAGGAATTCGCTGGACTCCTGGATCCGGGTTTCCAGCTTCTGCTGCACGCTGGGCTCCACGGCGAAGGTGGCGGCGGCCGACTCCACGCCGTTGAGCTGGGCGACCTGGTTGGTGAAGCTGTTGAAGGCAAGGCGGGTGTCGTTACGCATGGAGTGCTCCGGGGAATTCGACGTGTGTTGGTGGTTGCGGGGCGTGGCGCGGCGCGACGATCAGCAGTCGGTCAGCTCGTTGGCGTTGTTGCCGGTGGCCGGCGGGCGACGCGTCTGGCTGTGCACGACGGTGCCTTCCAGCTGCGTCTTGAGCGCGGTGAAGTCAGCGCTCAGCTGCTGCAGCTGCGACTTGAGGTTTGCGTTTTCGCGATCGCTCGCGGCGAAGCGCTGATCCTGCTGGCGCACATGCTCGGCGAGTGCGGTCACGGCCTCGGCGGCGCGGGCGAAGTCGGTCGGGCCGGCCGGCGCATTCGGTGCCTGCGTCGGCGCGGGCTCCTCCGGCTTCGGGCCCTTGAACAGCGTCTCGATGCGGGCGAACAGCTGGTCGATGGCGCTGGGCTTATCCTCGATCTCGTCGAACTGGATGTCCGACTCGATGGCGACACTGAAGAAATTCTCCGGCGAGTGCTTGCGCGCCTTGAGCGGGCTCGCGTCGGGGTTCTCCGCGGCGAATTGCAGCATTTCGGTGCCGAGGCTCGCCGGGCTGTCGGTGACGCCCAGGCCCTTCAGGTAGGCCTTGCCGGAGCCGGCGAAGTTGGGGTCCACCTCGATCGAGCTGTAGATCTTCTGCTTGGCCTTCGTCATCGAGACGAATTCCGTGGTCGGCTCGATCTGCGCGAAGAGCGCCAGGCGATCCTTGCCGTCGATCTTGACCGTGTCGGTCTTCACGGCGACCACGTCGCCCATGCAGCGGAAACCCCATTCCGGGTTCAGGCCGCGGATGTGTTCGATGAAGACGCGAGCGCCGTACTTGTTCGGGTCGTAGCTGCTCGCGATCTCGGTGAGCCAGTTGCGCTCGATGGTGCGGCCATCGCACGTGGCGCCTTCGACGGCGACACAAAACATCTTCGAGCGGAATTTCTTGGCCTTGTCCGACATGGTGTCCTCTGCGCGTTGGGCGGTTGGCGATGCGTATGCATCGCTAGAGGTTTCATGGTCGGTAGCTGCAACATCAGCAGCAACGCAGGCAGCGTGTAACGCTCGCCGATACACAGGCGAAACCTGTCTGCAGAGGGGTGCGGTGGGCACGCTATGCGCATGAGCAGCGTCGCCGCCCAACTCCCGATGGATACCCGCCGACAGGCTAAGTTCCTGTATTGGATGGGCTGGCGGGTCTGCGAGATCGCGGAGGCCACCGGGGAGAACGAAAAGACTTTACACAGCTGGAAGGCGCGAGACGAGTGGGACCGCGCCGACAACGTCGAACGCATCGGCGGCGCACTGGAAGCGCGGCTGGTGTGCTTGATCATGAAGCCGGAAAAATCCGGGGGCGACTACAAAGAGATCGACCTGCTGCACCGCCAGCTGGAGCGGCAGGTGCGCATCCAGCGATACCAGGGCGGCGGCACCGACACCGACCTGAATCCGAATCTCGCCAACCGCAACGCCGCACCGAAGAAAAAGGCGCGGAAGAACGAATTCAGCGAGGACGAGATCGAACGTCTGGAACAGGCGTTCGTCGACGGCTGTTTCGACTACCAGCGCGATTGGTACCGCGCCAGCAACCAGCGCACGCGCGCCATCCTGAAATCGCGCCAGATCGGTGCGACGTACTACTTCGCCCGCGAAGCGTTGATCGACGCGCTCAAGACCGGGCGCAATCAGATCTTCCTCAGCGCATCGAAGGCGCAGGCGTTCCTGTTCCGCGGCTACATGCAGTCCTTCGTGCGCGAGGTGTTGGACCGCGAGCTGTCCGGCGGCGATAGCATCACGCTCGCCGGCGGCGCCGAACTGTTCTTCCTTGGCACCAACGCACGCACGGCGCAGGGCTACCACGGCAACTTCTACTTCGACGAGTTCTTCTGGACGTACGGCTTCGACGCGCTCAACAAGGTCGCCAGCGGCATGGCGATGCACAAGAAATGGCGCAAAACCTACTTCAGCACGCCGTCGAGCATGGCGCATGAGGCGTACAGCTTCTGGACCGGCGAGCGACGCAATCGCGGCAGGCCTGCGGCCGATCGCATCACCATCGACACGAGCCACGACGCGCTGGCGTCGGGGCGCTTGTGCGAGGACCGCATGTGGCGCCAGATCGTCACGATCCTGGACGCCGAGCGCCGCGGCTGCGACCTGTTCGACATCAACGAGCTGCGCGAGGAATACAGCGCCGACGCGTTCGCCAACCTGCTGATGTGCGAGTTTGTCGACGACGGCGCCAGCATCTTCCCGCTGGCGATGCTGCAGCCGTGCATGGTCGACAGCTGGGTGGAGTGGGGCGAGGATTACCGGCCCTTCGCCGCGCGCCCGTACGGCGATCGCGCGGTGTGGATCGGCTACGACCCGGCCGACAGCGGCGACAGTGCTGGCCTCGTGGTGGTCGCGCCGCCACTTTTGCCTGGTGGGAAGTTCCGCATCCTGGAGCGCCACCAGTTCCGCGGCATGGACTTCGCCGGGCAGGCCGAGTTCATCCGCAAGATCATGCAGCGCTATTGGGTGACCTACATCGGCATCGACACCACCGGCATGGGCTCGGGCGTGGCGCAGCTGGTCAAGCAGTTTTTCCCGAACCTCACCACCTTCAGCTACTCGCCGGAAGTGAAAACGCGCCTGGTGCTGAAGGCGTACGACGTGATCCACAACGGCCGACTGGAATTCGACGCCGGCTGGACCGACGTGGCGCAGTCGCTGATGGCGATTCGAAAGACGATGACGGCGAGCGGGCGGCAGATGACCTATACCGCCGGCCGCACCGATGACACCGGCCACGCGGATCTCGCGTGGGCCCTTTTCCACGCCCTGCAAAACGAGCCGCTGGAAGGCCAAACCGGCCGCAACAGCGGTTTCATGGAGTTCTTCTGATGCTGACTGACGCACCTACCGAACACGCCGCCGCTCCGCTCGCGCGCGTCGAGGCCTTCAGCTTCGGCGAGCCCACGCCGGTGCTCGATTCGCGCGGGCTGCTCGATTACGTCGAGTGCTGGCAGAACGGGCGCTGGTATGAGCCGCCGATCTCGCTCGATGGGCTCGCACGCACCACACGCTCCAACGTGTTCCTGCAGTCCGGGCTGACGTTCAAGCGCAACATGCTGGCGCGCACCTTCGTGCCGCATCGCCTGCTGTCGCTGGAAGCGTTCGAACAGCTCGCGCTGGACTGGATCACGTTCGGTATGGCGTACGTCGAGAACCGGAAGTCCGTGCTCGGCTCGCCGGTGACGCTGCAGCCGTGCCTGGCGAAGTACATGCGCCGCGGCGTGGACCTGGATTCGTTCTTCATGGTGCGCGGCTGGCGCCAGGAGCACACGTTCGCGCCGGGCACGGTGTACCAGCTACGCGAGGCCGACGTGGACCAGGAGATCTACGGCATGCCGGAGTGGCTGTCCGCGCTGCAGTCCGCGCTGCTCAATGAATCGGCGACGCTGTTCCGCCGGAAGTACTACAACAACGGCTCGCACGCCGGCTTCATCCTCTACATGACGGACGCTGCCAAGACGGAGGATGACGTCGAGAAGCTGCAGCAGGCCTTGCGCCAGGCAAAGGGTCCGGGCAATTTCCGCAACCTGTTCGTGTACGCGCCGGGCGGCAAGAAAGACGGCCTGCAGCTGCTGCCCGTCAGCGAAGTGGCCGCGAAGGATGAGTTCGGCGGCATCAAGAACATCACGCGCGACGACATGCTCGCGTCGCTGCGTATCCCGCCGCAGTTGATGGGCATCGTGCCTCAGAACGCCGGCGGGTTCGGCTCGATTCGCGAGGCGGCCATGGTGTGGGCGGCCAACGAGCTGGAACCGCTGCAGACGCGCATGCGTCGCCTCAACGAGTGGATCGGTGAGGACGTGATCCGATTCCGTCCATACGAACCGCCGGTGGTTTAACGATGCGCCTGGTGCTGCTCCCTATCCGATGTGGTGACCCGTTCGCGCCTGGCGGCGCTTTAAGCGATGGGGTGCGGGGGCGGTGCTCCCGCCCCTGGCTCGCTATCAAGGTTCATCATGGCCTCGTGTAGCGCCACCATCTTCTGCATGTGGTGATCGAACTTTCCTTCGTCAAACAACGCGATCCCGCCCATCATTGCCGCCGCCTGGAAAAGAGCGAAAGTCGCGGTGGAGAGAACCATCACCACGAAGTCAGGCGTGTCGCCTGCTCTCAACGTCATTCCCTTCTCGCCCTGATGACGAAAGGCGAGAGCGGCCAGGTCGTTGTGGGCGAAGCTGCAAAGCATCGAGTATGGGCCAGCAAGCGCCCCCATACCCGCGTGCTCGAATTGTTCGATCAGCTGCACCGGTCTGACGTTCCTGTCATGCAGCGGCTGGAAGCGCGCGAGGCAGCTCGCAAGCTGCTCTTCAATCTTGTTGCGATAGTCGCCGACAAGTTCAGGGAATTTCAGGACGCGCTCGTAAAGCCGCTTTTCTCCCCTCAGCTGCTCGTACTGCATCTGCTCGACGTGTTGCGGCTTGTCGGCGAGTAGCTTCAGCGCCACGAACGCCTCAAGCATCGCGCGTACGTGCGTAGCCCCGTGCGAAGCAAGTCCGGCTTGCGCCAAGATCAGCGTGGCTTCGAATTGCTCCACCATTGTCAGGAAGATGGCGCACTGCGGGCGCCCTGGCGCTGTGAGCGGCGGGCGCATCTCACCGGCCAGCTCTCTCGCTACGTGTAACTGCGCGGCCGTGAGGCCAAGAACCCGCAGCGTCGCACTCATTCGTCGTCCTCGGCGCTAATGCTGGGTGCCCCGGCCCGGGGCTCAAAACGTCTGCTTCGAACTATTGTGAATCACGAAAGAGCGCACGCGTCGGCCTCCTGTGCCGCGGCGATGGCCTTGGGGGAGGGTAGCCCGCGCTCAGTCATAGGATGTGGCGTGGGACTCGTCGTCGACGCGATTGATAATAGTCGGGCAACTCCGAATACGGGCGTAGATGCGATTCAGGGGCCCCCGGGGGCGACGGGTCGACCACCCACGTGTTGAATGTCGGCTTCGGCCTTCCGGCGATTGGCTCCCACATGCGACGAAGCCAGGCGCTTCGGCTGGTAGGTGACAAGGTCGGAAAGTCCGGATGTGGCCACGTTTCGGTCGTACTTGTATAGCCAATCGAAGTTTCTTTTTGCCCAGCGCCGTGCGAGCCATAGAAGCGCGCGCTCGGCTTTGCTCTCATTTGTGCGAGCCTTTCGGCCATCCCCGACGACCCACGAAATGTTCAAACAGTACCCGAGCAACCGTCCCCCGACGAAGTTCGGATGAAACTCAAGTTCCTTGATTTGGCTCCAAACCATTCGTGCGACGCGTTCTCGGATTTCCGCCATCACAACTTCTCCCCCGTCGTGCGTCTTGCCGAAGACTCCATGCCATGCGTCGTTGTATTGGATCCACCAGCTAGTGTTACTCGGTGAGGTTACCGCGGCAGCGTCTAGAAGCACCTTCGCAGCTAACTTTGAAAGTTTCTGAAGTGGACTGAACTCATCTTGCGACCAGCGATCGAGGCAAGTTGGGTCTGATGCGAGCATCTCAGCAGCGGATTGCACGAACTGCAGAATCGATTCAGCGATTTCGCGCTCGTCAGCATGCGTTATCTCAGTGGTAGCGTTGAGGCGCCGGAGCTGATCAGTGCCAGCCTCCATTGTCGACAAGATGTCGATGATCGTTTGCGAGCGAAACCGGGTGTCCTTCGCGAAGCTTGAGAACGCGTGGCCCGCCGCGCGTAGGTATGCATCCCATTGACGATGATTCCATCCGTACGCTTCATGCTTCGAGAACATTAGTCGGATGGCTTCAAGAGTGCGGATCTCGCCAAAGATTGCGCGTGATACAACCTGGCTTCGTGCTGCGAGACCTGAATTCCATTGGGCTGTCTCGCGATGGAGGAAGGAATCCGTGTTGTTGACGGCCGCATCGAGGACATTGCGCGCTAACTCCTCCATGGCCCAGCTAGCCTGGGGCGATTCCCGCAGCTGCTTGAACAGCTCGTACAGCGTGCGAGGGGCAGATTTTACTGCCACGCGGCAAAAGATCGGATCTGCAAGAACCGCTAGTAGTTCGCCTGCCAGCTTATTCCTTCTCGTCAGCTCGCCAGTCTTTGATCGCCGCTCGGCTGCCATTTTCACAATGGCCTTAGCTGACGGGCCGAGTGCTTCGCCGAGGAGCGCTAGATCTGAGTCGTCGCCTACTGAGACAGTTCTGAACGCTACGCCGATGAACTTCCGCGCATTGCGCTCATTGAACCTAGGCGGATAGAGGAACGCAGTGGCGATCCACATAACGAAGGCCGCGAGGAAGGCTCCGCCTAGGAGTGCTTGCCACGTCACCGGCGTTAGCACTTCACCTGTCGGTACTGGCCACTCGGATGCGCGCCAAACGTCCGTTAGCAGCGTCAGGCCGCCGACCGCGCCCACAACGTAGAAGGCAATCCGGCGGACAGGCCATCGCGCAGTTTCCAGGTGGAAGGTGTACCTGCGATCCGCAATCGTCCACGCGACAACGATCAATGCAAGCGCCGCCAAATATTCCGCGAATCCGAAGATCCGGGCGCCGCCCGAACTGAGAGGGTGGAAGCAGAGAAGTGCCGAACAGTCCATGGGTGCTCCTTTCACCCAAGGTTAACGCGGCTCGCTACGCAGTCGGCGCGCGCAGTTGTCCCCCCGCCACGCCTGCGGGCTATACCCCCTCCTTTTTCCGCACCCCTGCGGCACCGCGCCGACCGCGAAGTAGCGGGCGCGTACTACGGTTCGCAGGCGTTCTGCTGCCCTGCGGAACCCTGCGAAGGCGGGGGCGCTCAGCGCCCGTTGTGTGCGCTCTCGTCGGGCCTGACCGATCCGCGAATTTTTCGGATGGCCATCGGAGCGGGGTTATTGGTTACCTCAGCCTGTGGTGGCGGTGTATGTGGCTGATCTGAAAGGGTTTCCGATGTAACCCGGAGGGGTAACGCCGGGGTTACCTCTAAGGTTACATGTTCGCAAGTCATTGATTTCAAAGGCGACATTTGAAGAGGAATGTAACCCTCCCAAAAGGTTACTTGGTTACCTGTTCGTTACCCTTTTATTACCTTGAGCAATGTCAATTAACCATATGAATTTTAAGAAGAAATTGAGGGGGGAAGGGCCTGATTACCTTTGTAACCTCTTTCCGATGGCCGTCCGAAAAATTCGCATTAAAGGCATGGGGGAACCCCTCCGTGGTCTGCCGCAAAGCCGCACGCGATCCGCCCCGCTGCTCGCGCCTGGCGGCGATCGGACGAAGAACCAAGTGCAGCGCGGGCCAGTGGGATTCAAGCGCCGGGTTGTCAGCGTTAGCCGGTGCTGTGGCGCTGCTCAATCTAGGTCAGCAGCTGGTTGGTGTACTTGCAAGTCCATGCCACAAGGTAGGGAAGGGCCGCTTCGCGGGTGGCGAGGGTGCGCCCCGGCGGTCGCCCTGTAGGCTGGATGGATCCCGTCAGTGTCGAGGCGCTGTCGACGCTCGCGGACATTGAAGCGAGAGCCGGACCTTCGCGCTCCGTGATGTCCGAGTAGGCGCGCCCTACCAGTAGGCGTATCGTTTCGTTGATGCCTGCCATTCTCCCGATCGACCGCGTTCCACGCCACGAAGTTGCGCCCGTTACGGACGCTGACTTCCGTCGGCTCGTGGAATCGGTGGCCGACTACGCAATCTTCCTGCTCGACACACAGGGCCGCATCCGTTCCTGGAACGAAGGTGCGCGCCGACTGAAGGGATACGACGAGGCGGAAGTCATTGGCCGCAGCTTTGAGCTGTTCTATCCAGATGAGCAGCTCGCGTCCGGTTACCCTGCGTACGAACTGGAGATGGCCAAGCGCACTGGCCGCTTCGAAGATGAGGGTTGGCGCCTGCGCCGCGACGGGAGCCGCTTCTGGGCCAGCGTAGTCATCACGGCCCTTTACGACGATCGCGGCGGGCACCGCGGGTTTGCGAAAGTCACCCGTGACCTCACCGAACGCCGCAAGCAGGAAGAACTACTGCGCCAGTCGGAAGAGATGTTTCGGCTGATGGTGGAAGCCGTACGCGACTACGCCATCTTCATGCTCGACCCGGAAGGCCGCGTCATCACCTGGAACCTCGGAGCGCAGGTGACGAAGGGCTACACCGCCGAGGAGATCATCGGCCGTCACTTCTCCATCTTCTATCCGAAGGAGAAGATCGATATCGACTGGCCGAAGCAGGAGCTGGATATGGTCCTGCGTGATGGCCAGTACGAAGAACAGGGGTGGCGCGTGCGGAAGGACGGCAGCCTGTTCTGGGCGAACGTGTTGATAACCGCCGTCTACGACTCCGAGGGCCGCCATCGCGGGTTCGCCAAGGTCACTCGTGACCTCACCGACCGCCGGCGGATCGACGCGCTGGAGGAACAGGAGCGCCGTCTCACCCAGTTCCTCGCCGTACTAGGACACGAGCTGCGCAACCCGCTCACGCCCATTTCGAACGCGGTCTCCATCATGCAGATGGACGAGCCAGTGAAACCCAACATCATCGCGGCGCGCGACATCCTCGTCCGGCAGGTGCCGCATCTAAAGCGTCTGGTGGACGACCTTCTCGATATCGGCCGGATCACGAGCGGGAAGGTGCAGTTGAATCTGCGTCCGCTTCAGTTGCAGCAGGTGATTGAAGAAGGCGTTGAAGCGGTGCGCCCCTTCATGGCAGAACGGCGCCACCGCTTCGAATTCGACGTCGGGGACGAGACCATGTGGGTGCTGGGGGACCACACCCGTCTGGTACAAGTGCTCACCAACCTCTTGAACAATGCCGCCAAATTCACCCCTTCCGGAGGCAGCGTAACGCTATCTTCCATCCGCGAAGGCAATCGCGTAGTCCTGCGCGTACGCGACAACGGACCGGGCATCCCGCCAGAGCAACTCCCCGGCATCTTCAAGCTGTTCGCGCAGGCCGATGTAAACGTAACCGGCTACGTGCATGGCGGCCTCGGCATCGGCTTGAGCCTGGTGCAGCAGATGGTCATGCTTCATGGCGGTGAAGTGAGCGCACATAGCACCGGCATAGCGGGCGAGGGTGCCGAGTTCGTCGTCCGCCTCTCTTTGGCCGAGCCGCCGTTCAAATAGGCGCTGCGCGACAAAGGAATTGTTTCAGTGATCGCTTCCAGTTAATGGACGGTATCCCGGCTCTCAGAGCAGAAGGGCGCAGAAGGCGAAATGCGTGTAGCCACCGGAATAGGCCAACGGTTTAAAGCGTTAGCCGAAGACCTAACGCTGAAGCGAGATGTCCGCGCTTGCGCCGACTCCTTGACGAGCGAATCTCCAAGCCGCGCTGTTCTGTGTGCACGCGGTGGCACGTTAGCCGGCGTTGCGATCTGTAGCTCATCCAAGCCACACGACTGTGGCAAGAGGGTTCAGAGGACCGTGCCCATACGATCGATGCTTCGCCGCACCTCTTCAAGGACTTGGGCGTAAGCGCCAATCGCGCCTCTCGGGGTGCTAGGCAGTCCCGCGAAGAACATCCGTGAAGTGATCTTCAGTTCGTGCCGGTTGGATATCGTCACTGCCGCGGTCCAGGGCGCGCCTAGCGTCTCCCTCCGAAGCTCGACACGTATCTCGCGATCGCGGTACACGCAGGGTCCGTTGTTCCAGACGACGCCATCGGTAAGCAGCCCAGCGGCGTTGAAATCTCCTTGGTGGTACCGCCGTCTGAGCTCCTTGTTATCGAAGGCGCGACGGCTGGCATCTGCCAACTGATTCTGCCACCAGTAGCCGAGATCGGTCGGAATTTCATCCACTGGGGGTAGCCCAGACACCGCGAGATTCCACGCCTCCCAATGCTGGGCGGTATCGGAAGACTCATTTGCTGCGTGCAACATCGCCGCGTCGATGAGCTCGAGCGCGCCGAGCAAGTCCGTGCGCGTCTTCAC